CGAGCTGACCACTGTTCTGCCATTAATTGGCGTCTACGACGCTCCATCAAGGTTTTAGTCTTTGCAACTCTACGTCTTCCTTTATTAACACGGCCGCGGCGACCATAAACGATAGCATGCTCTTCTGCAATGATCTGCTTTAATTTACGTTTTGTAATTTTCATTATGTATCTCCTATGAAAAAGGGCGGCGGTCTACGACACGCCGCCCATGTTATCCGATGTGGACGAACAATCAACTAGATTAGATGATGTTCATGTCCAAACAGGTTACAGTTCCGTAGAAGTCACTTCGTACCATCTTCTTACCGTAGCGAGTCATTACACCTTTTCTTGGTGTGAAATCCTCTGGTGCGAAGATTGTAGGAGTAACAATCAGAGGTACGTATGGAGCATACACATATCCTGTCTCAAGGTAAGATCCGCCTTTGTAACCGATAAGGATCTTGTTACGTGGGAAGTAAGGATCTTTGTAAACAGTGAATCTGTTAGAAAGATTACCGATCTTTTCAGCACCGATGGAGATAGCAGAAGCTTGTCCCTCACCGTCAAGGCTGTAAGAAGGCTTGTACATAACAGAAGCTTCAAGGATAGTAGCAACATCTGGACCGATAACGATGAAGTTCGCAGAACCACGAAGGGTTTTTCTGTGAATGATGTTACCAGCATCGATGATGGTTTCGATCAAAGTTTCGTACCAATCGCGTACTGTACCAGTGAACTGAGGTCCTGGGCGCAATGAAGAGTTGCGAGCAACTTCGACACCAGTAAGCTTGTTGACAAACTTTCCAGGAGCACGTGACCAGAACAATGCAGCACCGTTCGCTTGTGTAAGGAGGTCGTTCAAGATCTCACGATCCAATTCAAGAGCAATTTGCTCAGAAAGGATTTGAGTCAATTCAACTTCCGCATCAAGTGAGTGATAAGCGTTAAGATCTTGAGCAAGCTCTGGAGACCACTTAGCTTTCAACTTACGAGATACAGCGGTAACAGCGAGAGATTCGATCTTGATGTCGATCTCAGGGATGATAGGATCACCAGTTGTGTTTGCAGAACCGCTTCCAAGATTCGCTTCGAAAGAAGGAATAGTCAATGCGTCACCAACATTTTGGTCAGCGCTGAAAGAAGAAGCAACAGCGAAAGTGACACCAACAGCCATACCGTTTGAGGCCTCATTCGCGAATGCAACCGCAGAAGTCGAAGTAAGTACTGGGAACAATATGAAGTCTCCACCGAGAGGATTGACAACAACTTTTCCAGAAGAAATATCAACTCGCTTGGTGTGTCTACGTAATGACTTAAGTCCTTGACCAGCTTGCAATGAAGAGTCAATGACTTCCAAAATATTAGATGCTGTGTTTACGTTTTGTACTCCAGCTCTAACATTTGTAACATCATCGTCAAGAATCGATGGTTGTACAAGTGCGATATCTTGAAGCATTGTCAAATCAGCAGGTAATCCGCTATTAACAGGGATCGAAAAGTTTGTATCTGAACGACTTACTGTTGTCAAAGTTGAAGCCGCGATAACAACAAAATTCAGTTCGGTTGTAGAATTATCGGCAAGATACTGAGCAAGAGTAGAATCGAAATCAACCAATCGTCCAGCAGCACCAGTTAATGATGTGTGACCAGCAAGAGCTCCACCGCTACCTACGTGAGTGACAGCACCAGTATCAGCGTCAACATCGATGAATTGAGCACCACCAGCAACAGCGATAGATCCAATTTGCTCGACTGCAACATGCTTGATGTCATGTCGACGAGAGTAACCCGATCCAAGAAGATCGTATTGACCACCGGTTGCAAGAGATCCTGATTGGATACCTTTACCAGTTGGATTATTGTAAATTGATGTGCCAGACTTGTAAGTCATAGACTCGCCAGCATCGTATGCACCATCGGAATCGAGGTCTCCAAGGCCACCTTGATCTGTTCCGTATGTGTAATCTAAGTAGAAAAGAAGTCCGGAAGGAAGAGACATTGGCTGAATAGAAACAAGTTCATTAGCAACGAGTCCACCGAACACTCTACGTACGATAGGGAAAGCAACGTTTTGGAAACCACGAATGTCACCAGAAGTAGCACCAGAGCCATTTCCGATAGTGTTGGTTTCTCTAAGTAATTGAGCAGCTTGGTTTTCAAGCATAACTGCCATGTTTTCGCGGTTGTAACCATTCAAACCACGAAGAAGACCTGTACGGTTCCACTTTTCAGTCAATCGTTGGTGTTGTGCACCCATGTGACGCTGGCGGATACCTTCGGTCAA